AGACCAAACAAAAATTGAACGCAGGGGCGGCAAACGTACAGGCGCAGGTCATCCATTCAAGTATGGAGAAGAAACCATAAATGTAACATTACGGATTCCTATATCACAAAAGCAAAACGTGAAAGATATGGTATATGCTTACTTGGAAAAGTTTAATAATCCGACAACTCAAAATGAAATGAAAAATAAAACTTCTGGGCGGAGTGATAAAACCCAATAAACAAGATGAATAATTTTATGAAAGAACCAATGGTAACGAAAAGCAGCCAAGTTCACACAACAACAGATTACTATTTATTCAAATCAATAGATGGTAACAGAAACAAAAACTTGTTACACATCAACAGGTTAAAAAAATCAATGTCAGATAATTATTTATTTACGATAATAATTGTAAATGAAAATTATGAAATAATCGATGGACAACACAGGTTTGATGTAATTAAAGAATTAAAATTACCACTTCATTACATTGTTTGTAATGGTTATGGATTAAATGAAGTTCACGTTTTAAATCAAAATTCTAAGACTTGGAATGCTGACGATTATTTAACTGGCTATTGTAATTTAGGTAACGAAGATTATATTAAATATCGTGATTTTAAAGAAACATACGGTATAGGTCATAATGAATGTATGACTATATTAACAGGAATGCATACGAAAAGCCAAGTTGACATATTTTATAATGGAACTTTTAAAATAAAAAATTATAATAGTGCGTGTAATACCATTGAAAAAATACTTTTAATTGAGCCTTATTATACAGGCACAAAAAGAAGAAGTTTTATTTACGCAATGTTACAATTATTTAAAAATACTAATTTTGAATTTACTGAATTTTTGCAGAAATTAAAGTGTCAACCTACTGCACTTGTTGATTGTGCAACTACAACCCAATATATTTCTTTAATTGAAGAAATATATAACTATCGTAGACGTGAAAAAGTTAGTCTTAGATATTAAGATTAAATATTTATAACTTTGAAATAAACAAAAACAAAATGATAGTAACGATAAAGGATAAACAAAAGCAACTAAATAGATTCAGGGAAAAAGGGGAATACTTTAAAACCCTTACAACTGGACTATCTACCCTAGATGAAATCTACCGAATAGTTCGTGGTTATCCTTTATTCGTTGGCGGAGCAGTGCATCATGGTAAATCTGAGTTTACTTTAGAGTTGGCGGTATCTTGTGCTAAACTTCATAACTTTAAGTTTGCGGTTTATCTAGGTGAAGCAGGATTAACCGAAATCTCAATAGCAGAGATTTGTCAGAAGTATATCGGTAAACCTTACTTTGGTGAATTTGCAATGAGTGAATCAGAATTAATTTATGCTCATCAATTTATAGAGCATCATTTTGTATTCCTGCAAATAGATGACTTAACCGTAAAATCATTTTACGAGGAGGTGGATAAGGCAGAGAAAGAACTAGGGATTAAATTTGAAGGTACTATTTTAGATCCCTTTAACGATGTACGGAATGAGTCAGGTAATCATGGCGGTACTCACATTTGGTTAGAAGAGGATTTAAAATATATCCGTAAAGTTTCTGAGAAGTCAAATAGATTAGATATAGTTGTTTTTCACGTGGGCGATGTAAAGCCAATTAAAGATGAAAATACAAGTAATTGGTATGTAAGGTCTGCTTTGAAAACCGAGTGGGCAGGAGGTCAGGTAGTAAGTAGAAGGGCAATGACTATGCTACTTGTTTACGTTCCTCCTGAGTGGTTATGCGATGAAACAGGGCAACCATACGGTAAGAATAAAACAATTATTTTTAATCAAAAAGCAAAACCCAAAGGTAGCGGTAGATTAGGTAATGCAGTAATTAATTGGGATTGGAAAAAGAATAGATATTACGAGGAAATAAATGGAGTAAGAAAATATATGCTAGATAATAAAGTAGCACCTCAGATGCCGATGAACGTAGGGTTTGATTCAGTAATTAATGAAAACCCTTTTTGATATGAATGTATTAGAACTATTTGCGGGGAGTAGATCATTCGGTAAGGTTGCTGAGCAATTAGGTATGAATGTATTTAGTGTTGATTGGACTAATTATGATAATATTGATTTAGTTATAGATATTGAGATTTTAAAACCTAGTAATATTCCATTTATTCCCGATGTTATTTGGGCATCCCCTGACTGTACTACTTATTCTATTTGTGCAATAAGTACCCATAGAAACGGAATAGAACCTAAAACTGATTATGCTAGTAAATGCGATAGAGTTAATTTAAACTTAAAAACATTGATAGAATATTATTCAAGATTAAATCCACAGTTAAATTATTACATAGAGAATCCTAGAGGTATGATGAACAAGATGCCATTCACTAAAGATTATCAATGTGCCTTAGTTTGGTATTGTAAGTATAATGATAAGAGGGCAAAGCCTACCAATATCTTTACTAATAATTTAAGAGGGATATTTAATGTAAACGGTTGGCAACCTAGAGAAATATGTTTTAATAATAATAAGAATTGCCATCACGAATCAGCGCCTAGAGGATCAAAGACAGGAACACAGGGATTGAAAAATAGTTATAATCGTTCTATTGTTCCGTATGAATTATGTTTAGAAATATTAAATGCAAGTTATGGAAGAGATTAACACACTAAAATTAAAGGCTCGTATATTAGCAATGTCAACTTACCTTTATTCCTCAACTGAAAAAGAAGGTATAAGCGAAGAACGTAAAGAGTTTGCTTTTAAATTGATTGGTTTACTTTCAGATAGCCAATTAACAATAGATGAGTTAATAAAAAAAGAGTCTAAATATATGAGTATGTACTTTGATTATAAAAACAAAGTATTAGTATTGCAAAAGGAATTAGATAAATTAGAAACAGAAAACAAACATTTAAAAGATAACCTATGCTAACATTATTTGAAAATCAAAGATTAAAGTTTAAACCAGTATTGAATGATACGGTAGAGAATTTAAGCGGTAAGAAGTTCCGTTGCTATGGTTTTGGAGTAACATTTAAAAATGGGGATAAAGAGGATTATTATTTGTATCGTCAATTTAATACTGAGGGCATCCCTATTGAGTTTACTGTTACCGACTATGAATATTGTAAGGCTATGGAGAATAAAAGATTATTTAAGATATGATTATTCCATTAACCATTCGTATAATGATGCTCACTTATGGCAACGTTTACACAATTTGCGTTACACAAAATGTGAAATTTGCTGAAGTGGTAACGGCTCAATCGGTACTTGAAACTGGTTGGTATAAATGCCAAAACTGTTCTTTAAATAAAAATAATATCTTTGGGTTCTATTCAGATAGATACCTTACCTTTGATCATTGGATAGAATCGGTAGCATATTATAAGCGTTGGCAGGATAAATATGCTCCTGAGTTATGCACTAATGACGAGTACCTGCAATGGTTAAAAGACTTTGGATACTTCACAGACGAGAATTACATAAACAAAATAAACGATATACTATGAAAGCAATTTTAGAATTTAATTTAAACGATGAGGATGATGCTATTAGATACAAGCATTGTAATAATTCTATTCGGTATTTAGCTACACTTTGGAATATTGCGCAGATACGAAGCTACTTTAAATATGATGATAAAGTAACCGCTGATATGGTATTAGAGCGTATAGATTGCATATTTGCAGAAGACAATATTAACATAGACGAATTATCATGACAGGAAGGATGCAAAAAGAGATATTCAATGAAATATCAAGAGGTCAATGGGAATATCTATCTAACGTATATACTACGTCAGGATTTGATGCTATTAAAACTGAGGCAAAGATATTAGGTGTACACGCTTCACATTTAGTAGCTAAGATTAATCAATTCAATAAAGAAATGATTGAGCATAAGAATTTAACTACTGAATTAGATATTCTTAAAGATTTATCATTTACCGAACGATTACAACTAGCTTTGAATTATACTAATAATTATACAGAATTTAGTTGCCACTAATTTGAATTTAGTTGTCACTAATTTGTTGTGGGTTTATAAGAAATTAGTTGTTGTTATAGTTGTC